TGCGCAGACATTCCAAGGTAATTTTAGTGGATCATTTAGTGGATCTTTGACAGGTAGCATCAGCGGTGGAGCCGCATTTTTACAAACAGCTACAACATTTGTATTGACAGGCGACGTATCTAGTCCAGGTGTAAGTTTTAACGGTGTAACTCAAACAGGAACATTAACTTTTAACACTAGTATCAACCAAGGTATTATTACTAGTAAAGCACCAGTAAGCGATAGTCAGTTAACTGATCAATTCCTAGTCTATAGACCAGGTGCCGGGCTAGCAAGCATGTCTAAATCAGTCTTGTTTAATCATATAGCTACTGTACCGGTTGGCGCAATATTTCCTTTTGCAGGAACCACAGCAACGGTTCCAACAGGTTATTTGTTATGTGATGGTACTGAAGTACAAATTAGTAAATATCCTGCACTATTTGGTGTTTTACAATACACTTATAAAGCGGCTAGTGCGCTAGCCGGACAAGCGACATTTGCTATTCCTGACTTAAGAGGTAGATTTCCGCTTGGCGCAGATAACATGAATAATAAGATTACTGTTCCAAGTAAAGACGGTTCAGGTGCATTGATATCTACAAGTGGAGGAATGGCTAACAGAGTATCTGATGTAAATGCAGACAATGTTGGATTAACATCAGGTAGCCAGTCAATTACATTACAAACAACTAACCTTCCAGATCACAAACATAATCTTAATGATGGATACCAACAGTTTTATGCAGTGGGAAATCCAAACCCATCAGTTGGTTCAGATGAAAGTAAACTTACAGACATTACTCCGGGCCGTGGTCTTGCCTCAACAGGAGGTGCCGCTCAAGGGTACGGATTATCAGATAGCGGTAGTATGATTAGTAGCACTACTGGGACACCATTAACAGTAATGAATCCATATCAAACTATTAACTACATAATTTTCACTGGGGCTATTTAATGAGTTATACAATAAACTTAACTAACGGAAGTACACTAACGTCGATTATTGATGGAACTATCGACCAACAGGCTACCGATATAACCTTAGTAGGCAAAAATTCTACTGGATACGGTGTATTCATTAATGATAATTTTGTTCACTTATTAGAAAATTTTGCTAATACTAGTCAACCGGCACATCCTATCATTGGACAGTTGTGGTTCGATACTACACAAAATCGTTTAAAAGTCTATGATGGCGCTCAATTTAAAGTTAGCGGCGGCACTCTTATTGGATCTAGTGCCCCAAGTAGTTTAACTACTGGTGATATATGGATCAATAGTGCTACAAGTCAGTTATTTTTTAATGACGGTACACAAAATGTTCTAGCCGGCCCTATATATACTTCTACTCAAAAACAAAATGGATTTATAGTTGAAGATATACTTGATGTTAATAAAATTGGACATACCATTGTATACATGTATGTAGGCGGAGTACTACTTGGAATTTTTAGTAAAGATGCATTTGTACCAGGTTCACCTATAACAGGGTTTAGCGGAAATATAAAAATTGGATTTACTGCTAGTAGCTATTCGGGTGTAGTATTCAATGTGCCTGCGGTAAGTGCTCAGACTTTATTAGGAGCTACTGGAAAAACTTATACAGCGGCAGATTTTGTTTCGTTAACAGATGATAGTAATTTATCGGGTAGTATAACGATTGCTAATACTACACCATTAATTTTAGGAATATTAAGCCAAAATCAGTTTAATGTTAGCTCTGGATTATTCCAGATACAATCAAACGCGGCCAATCAAGATTTTCAAATATCTTTATTAAATAGTGGACAAGTTACTGCTCTTTATATTAGTACAGCAGGTAATAAAACTGGTATCTTTACTAATAATCCACAAACAACACTAGATGTAAACGGAACTTTTAGAATATCGGCATCTACACCTACAACTAGCACGTCTGCGGGCGTAGCAGGGCAGATTGCTTGGAGTTCTACATATTTGTATGTGTGTGTTGCTACCAACACATGGAAACGAACTGCAATTACTAGCTGGTAAAGACAGCCAAAATAATGATAAATACTAAAGAATAAGGAACAGGGGCGATGGCATATACTATCAATCACTACAATGGAACACTAGTTGCAACGGTCGCAGATGGCACCGTAGATGCTAGCCTGGACATTAAGTTAATCGGAAAGAATTACGCTGGATACGGACAACTCCAGAACGAAAATTTTGTCTATTTGCTGGAAAACTTTGCCAGTGCTAACAGCCCTCCAGGCCCTGTAGCAGGACAAATTTGGTACGATAGCGGAACTAGTAAATTAAAGTTCTGGGATGCTGCCAAATGGCGCACAACTGGTGGTGCAGAAATTGGTTCAAACGCTCCTAGCGGACTTACAGTTGGTGACTTTTGGTTTGACACAGGTACTAATCAGTTAAAAGCATACAACGGTACAGATTTTACACTAATCGGACCACAGGCAGTTAAGGGATCGTTAACAACACAAATGTTGAGTACTAGTGTTAAAGATTCATTTGGTGGTAGCCATACAATTATTGAAGCTATTGACAATGGCCAAACAATCTTTATTATCAACCCAGATGCGGCATTTACATTAGATAATACACAAAACTCTATTACTGGATTTACTACAATTCAGCAAGGTGTTACATTATGCTATACAAATAATAGTGGTACTCCTGGAGTTACATCTAGTGCTCATAGATTTTGGGGAACTGCTACTAACTCAGATAGACTAGGCGGATTAGCCGCCAGCAACTTTGTTCAAACTGGTAGTGCAGGATTTAGTAGTGTAGTAAACTTTGCAGACGTTGGTTATACTGTTGGCAATCCAGTTACAAGATTACGTGTATTTAATGATAATGCATCTACCCCAATCATTCAAAATCAAAGTAATGATACTATTAAGTTCCAAACAACAGTGGCTTCACAGATTCAAACTCCACTACAATTAATCGGATTGACAGTAGTACCAGGTACTACTGGGGTAAGTAGTTTAGGAACTAGTTCGTTGGTATGGAGTGATGTCTGGGCTACTGTATTCCATGGAACAGCAACACAAGCTGATAGTTTATCAGTAGGTGGTGTATATAGAACTGCCAGTGTTGCCTCTAGTAACAATACAGTTGTTGTCCGTGATAGTACAGGTGCTGTAAATGCTACTGTGTTTAACGGTGCAAGTACAACAAGTTTTTATGCTGACTTGGCTGAAAAATATTTACCGAGTCCTGAATACGGAGAGCTGATTCCGGGTACTGTAGTTGCAGTAGGCGGCTCTGCAGAAATTTGCTCATGCAATGAATTTGGAGCTCAGCCAATTGGTGTAATAAGTACACAGCCAGGATATATGATGAATTCAGAACTTGCTGGCGGAGTCTATGTGGCTTTGAAAGGGCGAGTTCCAGTTAGAGTAGTCGGGGGATGTAAGAAAGGCGACCAAATGGCTCCTTACGGAAACGGAGTAGGTGTTAGTATAAATGTTATGTTTCCAGGCGCTGAAATTGCACCAATTGTATTTGGTGTTGCTCTCGAAGATTGTGATAATACAGATGAGACATTAGTCGAGTGTGTAGTACTTTAAAAAGACGTATAAAGGGATAAAAAATGGCCGGACAAGGTACACGAATTCTTGCTAGTGACTACAATGCTATTCAATCGGTAGCCGCTAGTGTGCTGGGCGGCGGCTCTGGCTCAACAGGATATGGACAACCAGTTAGTAGTAGTCAAGTAGCAGTAGGCGATAAAATTAAAACAACAGACTGGCAAAAACTCAAAGCAGATATGGTTCGTTGCCGTCAACACCAAACTGGTAATAGCGAATCTGGTAATTTAACAGATGTAACTACTACGACCCTAGTCAGAGAATATGATCGTGCGGCATATTATAATTTTGGACAACTAATTCTGGCACAAAAATTATCAGCGGCCGGCGGTCAAATGACTTCAACTACATTGAAGTCAGATCAAAGAACAACTCCATGGAATGGAACAATTACCCATACTGTATCGATTGCATTTCCAAGTGCAGATGCCGCAAGATATTATTTTAATACTGGCGGACAATTTCAAATTACTGGAAGTTTAACGGCTATACCAGTTGATGGAAGTCAGCAAAAGGGTAACGACTGGGCAACTATACTAAGCGGTATGGGAACCATTGTATTTGGTATTAGTGGAACTACTGCCGCAAGCGGAAGCGCCGCCGCTGGGATTGGGTATACTAGTTTAACTACTAGCAATCAGCAAATCTTTACTAAATCAACTGCAAGTCCTACATATAGTCCTAATGCTTATACAGTATATGCTAGCATTGATGGCGCCGGTACTGGAATTACCTTTACAATCCAATTTGCAGATCTTTCAACTACTGCAAATACAACAACATATGGCCTGTATGGTCCATACGGTATTGACGAAAATGTAGAAGGTACATTAACCAGTACTATAACAGCTTATTATGCTACAGGTGGAAACATATCAATAACTACTCCTAATAGCTATTATCCAAGCGCCGCCTCTTCAGGACCAGCCTAACCTAATCTATTGACAAGATAATTACTGTAGTGTATTATATACATTACGGAGTTATCTATGGACGAACGAATTGAAAAAGCATTTAGTGTGGCAAATTATATGGCTACACTATCAAACCAAAGACGTATAATTTTTGAAGAATACGATCAAAAGTTATTCTATTATGTTAAGGGTGCAACATTTAAAATCACACCCGAATTAATTAACCTTACAAAAACAATTTTAGATCTTGGTCACACATCTGATGTGCCGTTTTTAGATGCCAATAATTATCCAGTTGTTATTCCTGATGTTCAGGAATTTTTTGATAATATTATTTCTGTACATTTTGAAGTATTAAACGAATATACTGAAAAATTCAATGAGATTAAATCTAAAAGAAAAGTCTCGGATATTGTAGAGCTATGACAACCGGAGCATTAATATTTGCTCAGAATACTGCTACTATTGACTACAATAAAATGGCGGTGTTTGCCGCTAGTCGTGTTAAAGAATATTTAGAAATTCCTGTATCACTAGTAACCGACAATAAAAGATTATTTCTTGACACTTATGCTGATCATCCTTTTGATCAAGTAATAGAAATTCCAATAGCAAAACAAGAATATCAAAAGAAATTTTATGACGGTGCGTTATCGTCTAAGATGTTAGACTGGAAAAATCTATCACGTAGTCAAGTATATAATCTAACACCCTACGATAAGACACTAGTAATCGATAGTGATTATATTTTAGGTTCTTCTTTATTAAAGTCTGCTTTTGAAAATGACTACGATTTTCAAATTTATTCAAGAAGCATGGATATAACAGACTGGCGTACGGGCCCTGAATTCAAAAGAATTAATCCATATAGTATTCCGTTCTACTGGGCCACAGCATTTGTATTTCAAAAAAATGAAATCATGCAAAGCTTCTTTGATCTTATAACTTACATTAAAACAAACTGGATTTATTTTAGAACATTGTACAGTATAGATAGCCCGTTATTTAGAAATGATTTTGCATTTAGCATTGCTATACATATTATGAATGGAAAAACTAATGGACAATTTGCAGTAGAACTTCCTGGTAAAATGTTCTATGCTATGGATAGAGATATACTTGTAAAAATTGATGGCAATAAGATGAAATTCCTAATTGAGAAAAAGGATTTCTTGGGAGAATACATTGCGGCTAAAACTACGGGAATAGATGTACACATAATTAACAAACTAAGTTTAAGTCGTTATATAGACGGAGGTTTGGGTGTCTAAAGGATTTTTATTATTTGCACAAAACACAGAAACTGTTGATTATGTCAAACAGGCTTATGCATTAGCGTTAAGTATCAGGCTAAGTCAGACTGCTGTTAAGAACGTATCTTTAGTTACAAATAGTCCAGTACCTGACTATTATGTTCATGTATTTGATCAAATTATTCCGATACCATTTGAATCAGAAGGATCTAGTACACTACAAGGCGAACATAGATGGAAGCTGTATTATGCCACTCCTTATGAAGAAACGATTGTACTAGACTCTGATATGCTTATGCTTGAGGATATTTCTTCCTGGTGGGATTATTGTAGCAACTATGATATTAAATTTTGTAGCCAAATTAAAAACTATAAATTAGAACTGATACAAGATACATATCACCGTAAGGCATTTATTGCTAACCATCTTTCTAATCCGTATTTTGCCCTACACTATTTTAAGAAAAATCAGCCAGCTTTTGAGTTTTATAAAGTACTAGAATTTGTATGTAATAACTGGCAATGGTGCTATGATCAGTTTGCTATGAAAGAATATCAAGAATGGTTAAGCATGGATTTAGCCGCGGCAATTGCAATAGAAATTATGGGCATACATGAACAAGTTATAGATATATGCAATCCTATGAATTTTGTTCATATGAAGACTCCTATACAAGGCTGGCCAACTATTCCGTTAAGCTGGCAAGATGCAATTCCTTTTATTCTTAATAGTCGAGGCGAGCTAATTGTAGGCAATATTAAACAAAGTAAATTATTTCATTATGTAGAAAAGAATTTTATAACAGATAAAATTTTACAAAGATTGGAGTCTCTAAATGGTTCGTAAATTGTTTCCAATCCCTCAAATTGATTCAACATATTATGCACACTATGATAAAAAAACTGGTGTAATTTATTCTGTATCTAATGAAAAACTTACACACCATACACATAGCATTGAATTAACACTTGATGAATTTACAGAATTTAATACTGGTGTTCGTAAAATGCATGAGCATGTAGTGGGCTATGCAAAGACACAGGATGGAACTACTAAACTAGTCCATATGCAAATTACTGAACAAATGTACGGTTTTAGAAATAATGTGTTTGAATGGATTACAGATACGCCTACTGATAAAACAGAACTAATTGTTGCATGGAGTGGTAAAAAATCTTCTTGGGAATTTAAATTATCCAAAGCCGCTAAGGAAAGATTGGATGATACGTTAATTAGTAAAAATGTAGTCTTCTTTGTGATATTAGAAAACGATTTTGATTTTTTAATTAGAACTATATTCATAGCAACAGATGAACTAATTAAAAAAAATTCAATTATTATAAATTTTGAAAGTACGTTTGAATCAAATATAGATAAGATTTCTATAGCTAGTAAAATAACTTTCCAATCTTATGGATTAATTATAAATGAGTAAACTTAAAATTATCGAACAGGATATTATTTTTCTAAGTTACGATGAACCAAACGCAGAAAAGAATTATGCCGATCTATGCGATAAAGTACCTTGGGCAAAACGTGTGCATGGAGTTAAAGGTAGTGATGCCGCACATAAAGCCTGCGCCGCACTAAGCGAAACTGAATATTTTGTTACTGTAGATGCAGATAATATTGTAGATCCAAAATTTCTAGAAGTTGAAATAGACATAGACGGCGAAAAATTTACAGAAGCTAATGTGTTTAGTTGGGCAGGCCATGTTCATGTAAATGGATTGCGCTATGGAAACGGCGGCCTAAAATTGTGGACACGTGAGTTTGTTAATAATATGCGCACACATGAAAATAGTGATCCAACCGATGTACAAGGTTGTGTAGAGTTTTGCTTTGATCAACGTTACTATCAGTTCAATGAATGCTATAGTGAAAGTTTTACAAACTCTACTCCGTTCCAAGCATGGAGAGCAGGATTCCGAGAAGGTGTCAAAATGTGTCTGCTACAAGGCGCAAAAGTTAAAGACATGCAAGCAATTTGGTGGCAAAATTATCATAGGCTATTAGTTTGGTCAAGTGTAGGAACTGATGTTGAAAATGGTATATGGAGTATATTAGGGGCAAGAGAAGGTTGCTATAATACTATGTGTACAGATTGGGATTATGCTAACGTAAGAGATTTTGAATATCTTACAAACTACTGGAATGAGAAACATGAAGGTGCGGATCCTGAAGTTACTACTACATACATAAACTTTTTAGCTAGAGAGCTTAAAGAAAAACTCAGTATGGAAATTGCTAATCTAGATCCAGCTGGTAGTCATTTTTTTAAAACCGTATACGTTAACGGGCCCAGAAGTTTAAGGAAACAATAATGTATGATATTGTTTTTATAAGTTATAACGAGCCCGATGCTGATGAAAACTTTGCCAGTTTAAAAGAACGTTTTCCGTTAGTAAAACGTGTGAGTAATGTGCAAGGAATACACAATGCTCATATCGCCGCCGCTAAGAAATGTTTTACTAAGATGTTTTGGGTAGTAGACGGTGATGCGGTGATACTAAATTCATTTAATTTTAATCACCGGGTTAGCGAATACGATCAAGATGTCGTACATGTTTGGAGAAGTATTAATCCTACTAATAATTTAAGTTACGGTTACGGTGGTGTAAAACTATTGCCTCGTAAAATGACTATAGATATGGATACAACTAGTACAGACATGACAATGAGTATTAGCAGTAAATTTAAAGCCATGGATGAGATTAGTAATATCACTGCATTTAATACTGATCCGTTTAGTACATGGCGTAGTGCTTTTAGAGAATGCTGTAAACTAGCAGTAATTAACAACGAAGAATCTTTAGCTAGATTGCATTTCTGGTGCCAATTAAATAATCATGCTCCTTACGGCGCTTATGCATACTTAGGTGCAATCACCGGCAGAAGTTACGGAGAAAAAAATGCCTCCAATAAGGAGGCACTTGCTCGGATAAATGATTTTACTTGGCTAGAAGCTCGCTGGCTAGCGGAAAAATCTCAGCTATCACTTTAGCACATGCAATAGCAACTTCTCGATGTTCTTTCTGTGTACCGTTAGCACTACGCAATTCAATGAAGTGAATCCAGCTACGTAGTGTTCCGTTCATATATAAACGACTTACTGTAAGACCTTCCGGTAGTACCGCACGGGCCTGTTCTTTAGCAATACCGTTCTTAATAGCCCATTGATATTCTTGTTTAACTGCCCATAGTACGCGTTTCTGAGCACGTTCCCATTCATAAGCAAGTTGCCTTTGCGCTTCATCGCTCATATCAAATTCTACACTGTTTTGTCGATTCTTGGTATCTTGGAATCGTGCTTCTCGTAGTACAAACGCATCATCGAGCTCTGCTGTTGGGTCAGCATAACGTTGGGAAAACTCTTGAAAGGAGAAGCTTCTATGTCTAAGAATTTGTCTAGCAATGTCTCGGGTGGTTGTAATTTCCAAGCAAGCTGAGACCATTTCAAGAGGACTCCAGTGCTGATGTCTAATGAGATACTTGATAAGTTTTTCTGAGGTTTCTGTATTGAGTTGGTTGCTGGGATTTGAGACTCTTGCACAGTAGGCAATGAGCTCCTGTACATCATCAATTCCTGTGTCAGAGAATTCGTTAGTTGGCTGACTGTAGCTAAGGAGTTTAACATTCATTTATAACTTCTTTTTCTTTAAAAATTTCTGTGTTGATTTTTCAATATCTTTTTTAACTTTAACAGTATCTAACTTAAAATCAATGTTATCAATTTTATCTTCGTAGTTTTTAACTAGATCCGCTAGATTCCTTTCAAAGGCAGGCCAACCATTTCTCTTTGCTTCGAGTGTTATCTTTATTTCCCAAGTTTTGCCATCCTTAAAATTGACCAATACGGTATGGAGATACCTTAAAGGTACGACATTTAAATGTACGTCACCAAATACTTCTGGCCAATGTTTTATAGCATCCTTGGGAAGAGCTCTTCCCGGACCAGACATTTATTTCTTTTTAGTTGGAGCCAACGCTTCAGCTTTACGACGCATTTCGGCAGCTTCTTTGCTTAACTTGTCTGCTTGGCTACGATAAAACTTAGCTTCTGCATCTGGGCTATCAAAAGAAGTTGGTGTTTGCGTTGTAGTAGTTGCAACAGAATCTGTCATAACTGGATCAGCTGGTCTAGGAAAAGTCTCGGGTGAGTCTTGTAAACTAGCCGCTTCAGTTTTTTCAGGTGTGTTTGCTTTAACTGATAAATCATCTACTGCTACACCGCGTTGTTCGGCAATAATTTGATTAAGTTCTGATAGCAATAATGCAACACCGGTAGTTGGTGTCATTTCAATATCACTAGTAGGTGCTTTAATTAACCGTTTGTTACCGTGCAACCAGCGGAGCATATTACTGCCATCTGGAAATTGATTACGATCTAATGCATCTGCAAATTCGTATGAATCCTGGCCACTTCCACTTTCAACTAAATTGATTAGTGAATCGTGATAAATGTCAGGCATATTTTCTGTTGGTACAATTAGGCAATAGTGTGCATCGCCGGGCAGTGTACGATATGCTACTAAACACTTCTTGTTAGTAGCTTTGACACGTGCCACATGTTTAAGTTCTGCCATATTAGGCTCCTGTTGTCGCTGTTGCGGCTTTTTGTGCTTCTGCTTGTTTTGCTACTACATCTAAAAATGCTTCTAATTTAGTGTATGTTTGTCCAACTGCTACCATTTCGTTTGGTTTGAATGCACCGCGTGAGCTGGCAATATCAATGATTACTTTCATTGCTTGTAAATCATTGATTGTTAATTCGTTGGAATTTTGGGTAGACGCTTCTGCGGTTGCATCTGCCGTTGGTTGTTTAACTTCTTCTGACATAGTATCTCCTTAATATGTACGTATATAATTATCTAGTTTGAAGATGCGGACAGGCAATTGTGAAAAAACTTAGTTCTTTTTCGCTTTCAAAGCCAATGCGTGTAGTATATACAATAGTATTGGTATTATCGAGACTTACACCCTGTCCAACATAGTACCTATTATTTAGATTCTTCTTAATCCAAGAGTCGATAGATTTGACTATATTAGGATTGTATCGATCTATGGTCATATATTTAAAATGAGGGCAGGCAAACTCAACCCTCCTTAAACCAAAATAATTTAAAGCGTTAGGTTTGCCATTCTTCAAACTCATGCAGTTTCCTTAACTTGTTCGTAGTATGCATATTCGCCCCATGGCGGAACAATAGTATTATTACCATGGATAATGAATACTGTATCGCAGTAATTTTCATCACCCCAACTACCCCAAGGATATCCATCTGTAAACATAATAAACTTTTTAGGTTGAATATCATGTTCTTTCATGTATTCCCAGTTGGCATCAAATTCAGTTCCACCACCTCCCATAACTTCGTAGTTGTCAAACTCATCCATCGAGTAACCGTCATAGTCGGCTTCGTTGTATACTTTAGTATCAAAGCACCATACTTTAATTTTAAAGTCTTGGTACTCCTGCATAATGCCTTTAATCTCGGTTAAGAAATCTTTAGCTTGATCATCGCCAATAGAACCTGACATGTCGATAGCTACACAGATATCAATTGTTTCTTTAAATTGTGTACCTGGAAGTATTGCACTCATATGCCAGCCTTTGCGGTTAGGACGCATAAAAGAATAATCATCTTTGATAGTGCTTTGAATTTGTTGACGCAAGATTTCACGCCAATTCATTTTAGGTTCGGTTAATTCTTTAATCATTCGTTGTACACTTGCAGGAGTGTTACCAGCACCTGCGGCCTGTGCAGCCTGTACAGTAGCTTCACGAATTTCGTCACGGATTTGTTTTAGTTCTTCTTTAGAGTAACTGGGCTTATTGCCCTTGCTGTCTTTGTCACCCCAATCGATGTGGTCGTCAAGCAACTGCCCAAGTTGATTAAGTTCATCTTCGTCCATTTCGTCAAAGATTTTATCATAAACTTCTTCAGCACCCATACCGTAGTACTTACTATCGTGGAAGATTGTGATGCCTTCGATGTTATGTTCACCGATACGGTCACGTACCAATTGACCGTTTACACAATAGTCAGCGGCAATATTAAAAATACGTGGGTTACGGCCTTCACGGCGGCTCATGTGATCAAATACATTATGTAAAATTTCGTGTGCAATGACAAATTCTACTTGTTTTACTGATAACGGTTCAAAAAATTTGCGATTAAAATAAATGGTGCGACCGTCTGTAGCGGCAGTACCCATCCATTCGGAGCCTTCTTCAATTTTTAAACGTGTAGCCATGTTACCAAAAAACGGATGGCGAAGTAGTAGACCCACACGGGCTACGATAATCTTGTCGATAATTGGATCTGTATGTGACATTCTTGCTCCTAAGTTTGTACTATATATATATAGTATAACACCTCCCGGAGGAGGTGTCAAATAACGTTAAATCAAATTAACGACGGCGATCGTCTTTTTCAGTTGCGGCACTAATGTACTTGCCGAACTTAGCATGGAATTCATCAAAACATTTGATTTCATCTGGATCTAGCGGCAACTTGTAAGTACTTAATGCCAATTTAGTGCCCATAATAACCAATTCTGTTTCAAAATTATCCATAATGAATTGGAAGAAGTTATTAACCTGATCATTCCAATTTTTAGATTTTTTATCGCAAGCATCTTTAAGTTCGTAGCACAGGGATACAGTTAAAGAATACATAGCACTAATTTCTTTAGTGTCCATTTTCTTAACTTTACCGCTCAAAATGTCTGTAGGATTAGGCATTTTGCTGGCGTGTTTACGGTGAGCCATAAATTTAAGAGCAAGGCCTTCACCGACCGACCCTGACACCAAATCAGTCAAAGTGTCTACATCGACATCATCATCTGTAAGCAATTCGCTAACAAAGGACCAAGAGCGCGGTGTAGCAAACGCACGGCTTGTAGACTTTGGATCAAAATCGTACAAGTCTTTCTTGCTAAAGCTCAAAAAGCCCACAACGTCTTTGTGGATTTTGTTTTCAGCGGCCCAGTCAAAGTAGTCGTCCCAGTCAACTGTCATTTCCAAGTGAACAAAACGGTTAGCCAACGGAGCAGGCATACGGAATGTAACACCCTTGTCAGTTTCACGATTACCGGCGGCAACCATTACTACATTATCTGGCAATTTATAAGTGCCAACACGACGATTCAAAATCAATTGATAAGCGGCGGCTTGTACGCTAGGAGCGGCACTGTTCATTTCGTCCATGAACAAAATGATAGTTTTGTGTTTGCTAGCTAATGCTTCATCTGGCAATTCGCTAGGCGGTGCCCAAACCATTTTACCAGTGTTGCTATCAAAATATGGAATACCTTTAATATCAGTAGGTTCCCACAAGCTCAAACGTACATCAATTACGTGAGCATCTAGCTCGGTACCGAGCTGTTTAATAATGTCGGATTTTCCAATTCCGGGAGGACCCCAAAGAAAAATTGGACGCTTATTGTTAAAAGCCTTACGCAAAGACTTTTTAGCACCTTTAGGGCCTACTGTGCGGCTGGAAATTTCTGCCATTTTGTTTCCTATCTTTAAGTTAAAAAATACGGGTTGAATTAACGCTGTATGTATGTATTATATAGGAATGTAGTCAACGAGTCAACTGTTTTTTTAACTTGCCAAGTCTTTTTCTCGCTCATTCATGGCTTTAATTAAACCAAATTTTCTAATGTCGTCCGAAAACAACATCAGCTCGAAACTTTTCTTTTCAGAAAAAACAGTGATTGATAAATTGGTAAGATAGTACGGACAGTCTACATACCTTTCCAAAAATATAATTGTTTGTGGGCTTAGTTCAATTGGCTCAGTAAATGGAATTTCATATTCTTTCAATTCCAATTCTCCAATCAAAAATTCGTAACCCTCGTCACTTAAACGGAAATTGGTTTGTTTACCAGCCCTGGTACTTTGCCACCATTTACGGCTGAACATTTTGACATTTATATCATCAGTACTCTTACCCCATTGCTGTAGGAAAATCTTAGTAAGAGTATCTCGTGTTATCATTTCAAAATAGTACCCTGTGTTAATACTACAACTTGGAAATCGGTAGTATTAAAAGTTTGATTTAATTTTTTAGCCAAATTAATTGCATGGCCTGGGTTGCTAAAAGACACTTTTTTATATTTTGGACCAGGATAACTAGTAAGACTATTAAACGACTTTAAGTTAAATGGCTGATTCTTGTAAAAGACTGCCCAAATGGCTTCAGCTTCTAAAACTTGCTCAGCTTTATAAGTCTTTTTATTAGTGTATTCTAACAATACTTTCGGTTTAGGTCTTGACATAAGCGTATCCAAATAATATACGCATATATTTATCCTATTCTTTGAAGCCGCCACCGTCCATAGTTACACTTACTACTTCTGTTTCTTGACTTGTTTTTAACTGATTAAACAGGGTTTCATAGTCTTGTAGTAGTTTATCCTGCATTTCGCTAAGTGCTAAACTTAGTAAGCGAGCTTGCGCAATAGGAATTCTAAGTTCCTTTTGCTGACTAAGCTCAGCACTGCGTAAAATTTGAATAAATTGTGTAACCGGAGTCAGGTTAATCTGATTTGACATTAGACAATACCTGTTTCATTTCAAACTCTGTTTTATATGGACCTTTGTATTCGTTACGTTCTAGCGTAATTGATTTTGGACAAAAGCTCTTGACCCAGCCTTTATTAAATTTAATTACATAGTAACCAGCACAATACAAACTTTTACTTTGTAGACTCTTAGTAAACAACGGAAGTTTATTTCTTACATCGTACATTGAGTTGAAAGGGTTGACACTAGTAGGGTATCCATGGCATTCATTTGGTTCTGCCTGTGTAACTTTAACCTTAGTGCTATTTAGAAAGAATCCTTCACCAAATTGTTTGGTAAGATCCTGTTTTTTGTTAAACATAACTTCACCTGCTGTACTGCTTAAGATGAACTTGTTATTTTCTTTTTTGTGGAGTGTTGCAATTTTAGAACCGTCTTGTTCTACAATCCAAAACTTGCCATCCACAATAGGCTTGGCGTATATTTCTGTCATTTCAGTCTCCTTTATAAGAGCCCCGTAGGCACTCTATTAATGTACGCATATATTTATCTCTATGATTCTTCAAAATCTTAAACGTCTCGATCCATTTCACATGCTTCACGTACTAATGAAACAACTTCGTCTAGTGTGTTGCATAAGATCTTAGCGTTAACATAATCGCCTTTCTTGTTGCGTCCACCTGCTTCTACCATGAAGCCATTATCGTACATATTGATTGTAAAAGACTCATTTACCTTGGTCAATTTGTCGCCGAATGATTTTACTGTTTTTACTGTTGCCATTTTAAATCTCCTTATATTTGGCCTGGAACGGTTCAGCATACGATTGTATGTTGTCTGCAATTTTCTTCATGTCCCATGTATTGCAGAATTTAAGCATACGAATACCTACCTGATCTACAGTTTTAGGTTTTGCCTTTGCTTCAATTGTTTCACGAATACATTGTTTAATATCTTCGGGTTGTGCTGTTAAATCGCATAGTTGTACATTACGCTGATAATCTTCCATTACTCTGTGTTCTTGTCCATTATGGTCAACCCACCTCTGTAACATGAGATTGTTCCACGCATAGCCTTTGGCGTTACGGTCTTCGAACGCTTCAGTAAGACCAATTTTGTTTTTAGAACCTTTAGTACGCACACCTGGATATGCCGAGAAGACATTATCACTGGTATCACCACGCATACATTTTTCGAATAGCATCCATTCTGGATCTTGTGCTGGCTTAGGTTCGCCTGTCTTTTTGTCTTTAACGGGCTTGCCTTTTGCATCAAAGATTCCTTCGTGTGTAATATGTAAATCGCCTACACCATTATATTGGCTAACAGTTGAACTAATAAGTTGTGCAAAATCGCCGTCTGTTGAAATAATAACATGTTTGGCATCTGGATGACTCTGTACCCACCCAGCAATTAAATCGTCAGCTTCTAAACGAGGATGTTGTAATGTAGTACAATTAGTTTTCTCTTCGATAAACTTTTTAAATTCATCAAATGCTTCCCAGAACAATTTATCTTCTTCTTGTTCTTTAACAGTCATTGCATCGCGAGTTTCCTTACGATTGGCTTTATAAGGTTTATAGAAATCTTTGCGCCACGAGCGACCTTCGAGGCAGAATACTACATGGCTGCCTCCAAAGTCTTGCCATGCTTTCTTGATACTATTAAAGGTAATATGAAAGGCCATGCCAAGTTTAATATCAGCAGAGCCTTGGACTACGTGTCTAGCACGAAAGAATGTGTTAGCAGTATCAACTATAATATATGTCATTCGACTGATGCTTTCCCGTTACCGAGTTTGTTTACATTAATAAAACCACCGTAGACTCGACTAGTATCTTGACCTGCTTCTGCTAGCATATCACCGGCAAGACCTCTGAACCAACGATCCACAATTTCTTCTTCTGGATCGCCATCGAAACCGTATCCAGCTTGCTTCAATTGTACTATAAACTCTGCGTTCCAGTCAAGCTCAAAAAACCCATTACGGATATTATCTTTATTGACATGTAAGTCTAACACCTCTACCCAAGGCTCGCCTCTAGCTGTTGCACGTTCTTTTGGTGTTAGTTTAGCTAGTTCTTCTGCTTTTTTGGCTTCACCTTCACGAGCTTGTGCTTCAGCTAATCGAACAAGCGATTCCTCTCGTTCTTTTTCCAGCCTGTCAATACCAAATAATTTTTTAATTAGTTTTTTCATTTTTCTTTCCTATGCAGTCGCAATCTCTGCCTTGTCTGCAATTACCGGTACATGCTGAATTATTATTAGGAGTTATGACCATTATAACTCCTACTAAAACTGCTACTAAAAGTAATGCTAATAACATAGCTGACATTTTAGGTACCCCATTCGTTCTTAAATAATGGCACTTGAAGTCTGTCACTATAACGCCAACCGCGAGCCATAGCCGCTAGTGCTACATTTTTTGCATTTAATGTATAAACACTCTCAACACCTCCTACAGGCATCAAGTATACATGTCCTCGAAATCCTGCTTCTCTAAATTCTTCAACAGCGTGTTCTGCATCGATGATATCTTCTTCAGTTGCTACTACAAATTTAAGATATGCAGTACCAACTTGTTCATATTCACAAACAACTTCTGGGAGAATAGCCTCAAACCAATTCTCTCCGCTTGCTGGTAATTTGGCACTGACACTGAATGTCAGCTCTTTGCCTACTTCGCTGTTCCACTTCCTCAAGTATTCTTTAAACTCTGGAGTAAGTTTTTGAGTACCATTTGTTTCAAACGTAATTTCTTTGAGAGCTTTCATTTTTGGATTGTTAAGCAGGTCCGGATAAGCACGTTGCCAACCTAGTAACGGCTCTCCGCCTGTGATAACCAAATGCTCATCCTGCCATTCGCCGTGCGGAATAATTTCCATAATGCGATCTGTAATGGCTTCACTGGTTAGCATAGGGCTAAGATCTTTAAAGCGAGGATCCCAACTAGCATAACTATCACAACCTGTACTAACAAGTGGCAATTCTTTGTAGTCATTAAACATATGAACAACTTCAGCAATATCCTCTACTTCTTTGCTTAGTTCACCGCGTGGCATACCAAAACCAGCACATTTAAAATTACATCCAAATGTACGCAAGAAAATAGACGGTACACCCATGTAACGTCCTTCGCCTTGTATGCTGTAAAATAATTCAGCTATCTTAATTTTGCTCATTGTTTTTCCTAAATTCTTCTACATCGTCTATTGCTAGTTTTAAAGTTTCTGCATAATTAAGAGCACCCTGCTTACGCATAATTAACGTAGTTTCTGTATCAACATAACCTTTGGTTAGCAATGACCAGATATGATTCCAACGTGTCTTTGACCAAAAATTACTTTTTACAGTAGCATAAATGGTTACGCTAACTTCGTGATCGTCTGCCTCTACCCACACATTATGATCATGCTGAGAATCGGTACATTCGCAAACAACTCGATAGACTTTACTGTCTCCCCAGTCATTTGTTTGCATGATACCTTCTGCTGGTACTTGTAGTTCTAGTGTTTTCATTTTGAAGCATACTCCTGTTGCATTTTAATATTGTCAAAGAATTCTTTCTTTGCGCCTGGATCAGTTTTAAATGATCCTTGTAGCACTGTGGTCTGTGTTAGACTAGAGTGTGCCAT